ATACAGCCTTCCGTCCCTGCTTCTGGCCCATGTAACCTGATATGGCGCATAGGTTTCAGCAAGCTGGTCAATTGAAGAGTCTTCGGCAAGATCGTCCTTCAGAAGAGTCAGATCGTTGGCGACATATCCGCCCTCGTCATTATTGTAAACGATCTCACGAACCCGCCGTCTTGATGTCTGAAGGAAAGCGATTCCGTTTCCAATCTTACTTGCCTGAACATAAGCGGAGCCGTGTCTTGTCTCTTCACTAATCTGCGCGTAGGCGTTTGTTCCCTCTTCTCTGAAATCACACACCCACTCCCCGCCAAGCGTTCCAATCGTCAGCTTCTTTCCGCCGACAAGCCACTGAATTCTGTTGTTTCTGCTTGATGAGAGCGTGATTGACTGTGCGTCAGCAACGCCAGTTCCGACTGGCTCAAACTGAAATAGGTCTCCTGTCTGGCTCATCCAAACCGTATCCGGCTTCGTGGTTGTTCCGCCAAAAACGAGACGCTGATTGTACAGGCCAACGGCCCTTGGGAATCCTCTGGCAATAGAGAATTCACTTATGGCCCAATCTATAGTTGCTGATCCGGCCCCAGACGCACCATAGTCATCATACGTCAGGGCATTGACGACTGTTGAAGACACAAATCCAGTGATAATCGCGTATCCTTGCGTGGCTCCTGCAAAAATTCTAACAAAAGACCCAACGTGACCGGCAACAAAGTATGCCGTAGATGACGTGATCGTAATCGCTCCAGACGCGGCAGACGGATACATTGTGTGCGTAGTGCTTACGTTTATATCATACGGTGGCCTGAGATGAAGAACACCGGCACGCGGATACGCACCAGTAAGATATTCATCAACAAAGAACCCAGAACTTGTTCTCCATAGCGTAGCTGGCTCTCGTCCATCAACAACAAGAAGCATCAGGTCTCCAGACTGCGCGTACTGAAGTGAGCGAAGCTCGTCATCAGAATAATCGAGAGCCATAGAAACCGTGATCGTCTGATCGACGTAAGTGTTTGCGTCTATTACTCTGATCTCAGTAAGACCAGAGGTTGTATTGTTCCAAAGTATTATGACGTACGGAGCGTCTTCAGAGACAATGAAATCAATAATTCTCGCAGAAGAGATGTCGTCTACAGATGCCCCGCGAACATCGCCAATATGCAGCGTTCCGGGCCTCCGCGTAGTTCCGCCACCAGGAAGAACAACCATGTTCCTGCATTGCTTTAGGCTTAGATTGTACTGAGGAAGGTCGGCCCTTCCGTCAAGACGACCGCCCAGCTCACCGCCAAGGAAGCTGCTTTTATTAAAAGAAAACCTTGGCATTAAAATCTCCGCTCAACCCAGCTATCGTTTATCAGGTCCTCTGGTGTTCCCTCTTGGGCGTCCATGCTTCTGGCGATCTTGAGCTTCATGTCGTACATGGCAAGCATGGCCTGTTGAAGCTGGGTGGACGCTGTAATCGAATAGCCAATGTCGGCTGCAAGGCGGAACGCCAGAGCCTCAGCAAAGCTCCTGTCAAACAGGGCCGTGTTCGTCACGCGGGAGATATACCTGCATTTGAAAGTGCCCTCATCCGTGAGGACTTTTCCCGCCTCCACAACGAAAACAACATCAGGGTCCTCTGGCTGCCAAATACGGAGGCAGTCCGATGGGATCTGATACTCATACTGATATTCAAATGCTGGCGTGCTCACCAACTGGGAGAAGCTTGCGCGCTTAATGGCGAAGTTCCAGGGGTGCTCTCTGAGAACCTCGTCTCTTACAAATGGGTATCGCTCCGCACAAAGAACTGCGGCCTTCGATTGCTCTGTAAGTGAGTTGATGCGGTCGTGGCCAATCTTGATTAGCGCAGAGTTACAAATTGAAACTTCTGACAAAACGGACATAGTTGGCCCCCGTAAGAACAATCCTACGGAGGCCCGCTATTTTAGTCAACGACGTAGTGAATCGCTACCTTAACAGTTCCGGCAATGGCGGTGGTGGCGGTGGTGGCAGTCAGGATTACCGAAGCCTCCCCTTCCATCTCAACGCCAAAGCCAACCATGTTGTTCTGGTCGGACATCTTCACGGTGTCGGCTGCGGCGTTTACGTCCACGGCAGACAGGAAGGCGTTCGGGTCAGCAACAAGGGCTGCGTCATCATACTCGTATCCAAGATCACAGACGCCAGTGGCTCCGAGATCAGGGAAAGCGAGGATGGCTTCCACAACCTTTGCTCCTTTGGGAAGGCGACCGAGGTACACCTTCTCGTTCAGGGCGATCACAGAAGAAAGCGCAATCTCGTCATACGAAACGCGAATCCGTCCATGCTGGTGGGATACATCCACCTTTTCCGAGGGCGCAGCGATGAATGCCTTCGTGTAATTCGATCCATAAAGCGACATAAAATTCTCCTTTGTTTGACGGTAATGGGGGGGCTTTTACCCCCCCGTCACGATCATTATTCTTTGCAGATGATTTGTACAACCTTCTCTTCTTCGAGACGGGTTGCGCCAATGCTCATTTTTGCAAACACTTGGGTTGCGTAGTTCTTGTCTGGACGAGGATCAACCTTGGCTTCCATGTCGTTTCCAACAGAGAGAACCAGACCATCCTGTGCCCAAGCAAAGCAGAGACGACCCGTTGCCAGGTTTCCTGCTCCTACTCCAATTTCTCCCGTTGCGGCATCATACTGAATGCTGGTGCCATTCAATACGCGCTCAAGACGGATGAACTTGAAGCCCATGAACGAGTCAACCTGACCGTTTGCAAGAGCCCTCACCACGTTGTAGTCAGCGCTGGTCACTTCGGTTTGACCCAAAAGCGAGTAGAGCTGGCTGGAGGTAATGGCCATGAAACGGGGGATGGACTCGTCCACATCAGCCTCGTCGAACAACTGCTTTGCTTTACGCAGCGTGTCCACGTTGAGGTTGGTGGGGGTTCCGGGAGCGGCTTCGGTTGCGGCCAACAGCTTTTGGCTGTTAGGGAGCACAACAGAGGTCGATCCGGTTTCGCCCGAATAAGCAGTACCACCTGCGGCAGCGATGAGCACGTCGTCCATAGAGCGACCGAGGGCCATCATTGCAGCTTGTACATACTGGTTAGCGGGGTCGATCAACGTACGAATTTTGTCTTCGTCGTCCACAAGGTCGGCCCAGATGTAGTCCTCAAGGGACACGCGCCGACGACTGTGTAGGCTGTCAATCTGAGGGGTATCAGAATGACGGCTGGTCTTCTTTACTGCCACGGCGGGGCCGAGACGGTCGAAGAAACTGTTTTTGCCTTTTTGCATTTCGCTTCGTACTGCGGGACGGAGGCGGCTGCCCTTCTGTTGAGACAGATGGAACAGGTTATTCCGGTACTGCTGTACAAATGCTTCGGTAATTTGCATGGACATATATCCATCCTCCAAAGATTCGTTTAATGTACGGGGTTTGGTTTTGTGGTTGTCCCAATAGGAAAGATTGTCCCAATAGGGGCCGGTACGCGGCAAAAAGTATGGGGCCAGACGGCTTATCCATTACCGCGTGGCCCCATTATGACAGTGTAATTTTTACAAGGTCAACTATTATTTTTTAGCGAGACGATTATACATCCCCTGAACGTGCTCAACCGCCTTCTGGTGTCCTGGGTGCAACTTGTCCCAGTACGGTCCAGAGTGGTCATTCATGATGTCCGAAATCTGCTTGTGAATCTGCTCCTGAGAGTCGGTAAACGAAACGCCACCCTCTCCCTTGATTGCATCTTCACCCATTGCAAGACCGACCTTATGCATCAACTTAATAAATGTCGGGTCGTTACCGGCCCCACTCTTATCGGCCCACTCCGCAACGTCTTTTCCAAAGAAGTTGAACAGGGCTTGCTTGGCCACGGCCATGTTTTTTGCATAGCCTGTATCTCCGCCCCACTCTTCCTTAAGCTTATTGATCTCAACGCGAGTATTGGCCTCCTCGTCCTGTGCGGCCTTCTCTTGGAACTTCTTCTGAACATCTGTCATCCAGCCATAGACCTCGCCAACTTGCTTTGGAAGAAGACCGGCCTTATGTGACGCCTCCTTGAAGCCCTTGATGAACTCTGGGTCAGCGCCATCGGCCTTAAAATCATACTTATCGGCAGTCTCGGGAAGGCCAAGCTTCTTAAACACGCCAGACCAATCGTCTTCCGTGGCGTGCTTGCCAGGAACAACGATCTTGTCTGCTCCAACCATCTTCTGCGCGTGGATATAACTCTTCACTAGATCCGCAGGGTTTTTAAATCCCTGAATAGAAGGGTCCGACTTAAATTCATCCGGCAAAGAATCCATCCAGGAACCACTTCCTGCACCTGAACTTCCACCAGCGCTCCCCGCTCCAGCGCCAGACCCACTGCTTCCCGCAGCAGCTCCGCCGCTACCTGCGCCCGCTCCTGCTCCAGCACCGGATGCACCATTATCTCCCGCGTTTCCTGCGGCTCCGCCTGTAATTTCACTCATTCTCGCTCTCCTCTTTCATGATCGCATCAAGGTCAGACGGACGGATGTTCAAGAAGTGCATAATCCGAAGGACTACGTTTCTCTCTCCTTCTCGTCTGATTGTCTCAATGTGATCGTTTGGTTTGTACGTTGTGTCCAGAATATAGTGGGTCTTCATCAGGTCAAGAAGAACTTCCTTCCCATCCTTAGATTGAAAACAACTACGGTAAGAAACAAGCGTACTGCTTGGCTTTCGATTTGACATCTGTGCTCCTTAAAGTGCTTGTGACGCCTGACTTACAGCAGTAAGTGCCGGTGCCATCTTGTTGGCAATATCAGCTTGCTGCTGCGCCTGTGAACTTGCAATCTGTTCTTCTTGAGCCTGTGCGCGACCCTCACGAAGAGCCTTGACCTCTTCTTCATCGCGCAGAATCTCTGCCGGAATACCGCTCATCTTCATAATGTGCCGAACGGAATTGTCTCCATCAATAAGATCAAGAGACTCTGGCGAGAACTGGGCAATCGGAGCAATGGCGGCGATTGCCTTCTGGATGTTCACGATCTCGCTCGACTGCTGAACCTTAGCAATGGCAGACGTGTACTGAACGTCAATATTTCTGCCAACAAGCTCACGGGGCGGCTTGTCGAAAACACCCCTACGCTGAAGAATATCAAACACGCGATCAATCAACGGCTTCAGCAACTCGTGATGCTGACGACCAAGAACCGGACCCATCAAGCGGAGCTTCTCTTCAGTTCTCTGCATAACTTCCGTGGCAGTCATCTGAGGACCCTGAGACAACTGAAGCTGGTCAACGTAGAACGCTTCTCGGATTCTGCGGCGAACGTCTTCCATCACCTGATAACCAAAGTCTACGTTCGGGTTGGTGAGAAGAGGCTCAATCCTGTCTTGAGAACCTGCGCGATAATAGTTCACGCCCGCTGGCTTGAGGGTGATCTTGCGAACAAATCCGTCATCTGGAGCCATCAACGGAGGATCAACGGCCTTCTGTGCTGACCGCAATGTGGTCAACATCATCTCGTTAATCATCTTGGTGTCGGCCAGAGAGTTCATCCCTGGACCGCGACCATAAACTTCTCCGGTGGACTTTGCCCAGCGAGGTGCCGCATAGGGGAACGTCCTGAATCCAGACTCCTCAAGCTCAACCATCTCGCCCTTGTGCTCAATGTAATAACAAGAGGCGTATCGCATTCCCTTTGGAAACTCGCTTGATTCTTTCTTGAAGCTAGAGCGAGGGTAAACGGAATGATAAATCTCAACCTTCTTGGTTGGCTCCTGCTCTGCCATCTTCTTCAAATCTTCAGGCAGAGAGTCGGGCCAATCCTCAAGGCATTGCTTAAGCGTCCACTCATAGCATCTGATGATTGTGTCAATCAGACCCTTGTTGTTCTCCATCACATACACCTTGCTTAAGTGCTTTGCGGAGAACCGAACGTGCGCCTCATCGTCTTCCTCAATAGAAAGAACCGCTGTGCCAATGGAAACAAGGTCAATGTAAATCTCGTGGATCTCTGTCTGAAAGTTCGAGTTGTTCAGAATGAGATGAATCTTTCTTGCCGACCCGTCCAACCAGTGACGAACAGAATCAATGCGATCAAGGACTGGATCTCCAGAGGTAAGGCCAAACCAAAACGATGTCGGATTCGTAAGCATCGAGTGGAGCGCACCGGCAAGCAACTGAGCAGAGTGAACAGCAGATGAATCGTAAAGAGTGATTGTCTTCTTCTCTCCTGACACGTTCGTCCTGGTGAAGAAGTTTTTATTTGGGATCACATAGTCAGATACTTCCTGCCAGTGCGTCTCCCAATTAGAGCGCTCTGACTTCAGGGTGCCAAGGAGGGCTTTTATCTGCTTGCCATTCATTATCAGTACAGCCTAAATGGAAACGGAGACTGAGACATCGTATCTGTTAGGGCGGTCTGCCTTTTACCTGGAGTGTCTGCCCCCTGCTCAAGTAGAGCCTTGCGCCGACTCTTTTCGCGCATATCTCTGATTTGTTCCTCTGTTGGAGTCGGGGTGATTGCCTGTGTCAGAGCAGAAGAAATATTGGGGCTGATAAGTCCGCCAATCTCCCTACCGGTAACAAACGCACCAGCCTGTCCAAGAGCGCCAAGTGGAGCCGCCGCCATTGCGCCAAGAACCGGAAGCGCCCGTGAGAATGGTTTTGCTATTTTCTTTATAAGCGCCATTAGTTCCCTCGATTAAAAGGATCGTAATCTGACTCAGCCTCTTCTACAAGATTCTCACGGCTGCCCATCTCCATGTCAAGTGTCATCGCCAACGTGCGGAAGGCGTCTGCCCCGTGAGAGTATTGATCGTGCAGGGGTTTTGTGTACGTCTGCATCTTCTCGTCAAACTTCTTCCGGTACTCCTCCAGGCACACAACACCACGATGGGCCTTGTGCTCATCAAACCAACAACGAGGAAGGATGTTCCTTACAGCAGCAATCCCGTCTTCTACTGATTGCTTCTTGGCAACGACAATATCGCGCCGCCCCAATGACCTCAATGTCTCCACCCTGGTCTTGCCGGTTCCAAGCTCGCGGGCGTTGGCGTCGTGGGGAAGGAAGTCTGTTCCGTAAACGTACGGCTTGGCCTGAAGTTCCTTTACGATATGAGGAAGGCCCGCGCCAGAAATCTCCATATACTCAACAATATGGATCTCTTTGAATACCCGCTGGTAGAAGAAGATGGCCGTTTCGTCTGAAATCCCAAGGTCCCATGCCGTATGAACAGGGATGGCGGGATCATATGGAACACTCCTTATCCTTTGAGAACTCCTGGCTTCGGACATCTGAGGGCCGTAATAAGAGCCATGCGTTGATCCATTGAAGGAACACTCGAACTCTTGGGCGAACTGGTCTGCTGGCATGGTTCGTCGGGCTTCTTCGAGTTCTTCTGGGTCAATAATTCCCGTTTCCGAAGCCCTGTAGATTTTCGTGTACCACTTCTGGGGCGACGTTTTGGCGTATTCATGGAGTTCATAAAAATGGTTCCTTCCCTTTGGGGTTCCTATAAATATGACCCAGCCCTTGCGATCCCTCAAGGTTGGTGAAACGGCCTCGGTCCATACCCTTGGAAGCATCTCGCCATACTCGTCAAGAATGCAACCATCCAAATAGATGCCCTTCAGGGTCGAGGGGTTCTCGGCACCAAGAAGGAAGAACCGCAGGGTATTGTTGGGGTCGTCGGGGAACAGGGATATGTCAATCCTGAGGTCTGCTTCGTTTGCTACGGCCCCCGGTATGTTGCCAAGGTAGGACTTCAGATAGTCCCACGCGATCCTCTTGGCCTGTCCATACGTTGGAGCGATGTATGCGAAGCGGGGGCGGGGGCGCTCTGGGTCCCTCTTTGCATAGAGGCGCAAACCCTGGTCAATCATTTCATTGATGGCGAAAATCGTTTTTCCGAAGCGGCGGTGCATCACAAGAACATTTGCCCTGCGCAACTCCGAGTGCATGATCTTTTGCAGCGGCCTTGGGATATACCCGGTGGATACTAGCTTTGATTGGTCTTGAGTTTCCCGCAAAGCTTTCCTCTTTTCCAATAATGGGCGCGGCACCTTATTCTGTAACACTCCCTGCACTGCCTGGAATTGTCTGATTTTCTTACATAGAAATTATCTGGCGTGAACTCGTGCCCGTGTTTACAGTGAGTTTGAGAGAAAGCTCTATGCCTTCTCTTTCGCATTTTATCGTCTACATTGTCCTGATTTGTCCCAACTAATAGGTGGTCTGGATTAAAGCATTTTGGATTATCGCAAGAGTGCATAACAAGAAGACCGGCCGGAATTGGTCCTTTAAATATTTCATAGGACAGCCTGTGTGTTTTCTTAATAACACCACAAACCCTAATCATTCCATACTTCTTTCCGTCTAACGATCCAGTCCAATCCCAGCACTCGCCATTCATGACCATTCTGGAAAACAGCTTTAACTCTGGCTCTGTTGTCCTGGCCGTCATGCCCAATCTTCTCCTTCTCCGTCATCTTCTACTTCCTTGGATTCAACCGGAATGGCCTCTTCTGGCTCTTCCTTTGGTGGAGAGCGGTCAATCCCAGTGTTGAATATAAAAGACAACGGAGCCGTTGGGTCGCCGCTGATCTTTGTCTTGCTTCCATACTCATCTGGGTTGCCAACGGCGGCAAGATGTTTGTAGGCGTCGATCTTCACCTTGGCGCTCTTGGCGTTGTCTTCGTCTACTTCTTCTGCAATGTCTACGATATGGTCGTGGAACATCTCTGCCCGCGAGCGCTTAGCCTCTTCGTACATCCTCTTGAACTCAGGATGACGCGCCCTCCAATAATTCACGATGTAGTATGGCGGGAAGTGTTCATCTGAGCAGATGTTCTTTGCCGTATCCCCTTCGGCCAGCCTTGCACAGAAGGCGATCCCAATGGCTTCAGTATATGGGTAGGCCAGGTTCCGAAGCTTACCGGCAGTAATGTGCCAAGGGACTAGGACTTTCTCGCCAGCGTCGTTCTCAATAAAGTGTTGGCGGGAAGCAAGAGAGTGCCTCTTTGCACGATTCTCGCGCATCTTCACAGCATGTTTTGCTTGGTTCGCTTTCTCCGTCCATACGACTTCCCCCTTTGAGTTTATGCCCTCCAAGATCCCGTCCTTGTTTAGGACGACATTTACTTCCGGGGCCTCGTCCACACGCTGGGCATAGAATCCCGCCCTTTGTGGCTTTGGCTCTTTTGGTTCTTGGGGTTTCTTTTTTCTTGGCATTCATAAAAACGCATGGGCCTTGCGGCCCACACGCCAACAACTAAGGGTACAAGCAAACAGTAGACTGTGACGCCGAGCAATGTAAAGGTTTATTTAAAAGTTCACCCCGGTGCTTTGGCTGTTGACGGCCGCTGGCAACCGGGGCTAATCTGAACTTGCAGGAATCAGATGTCATGAGAGTGGCATCTGGTCCAGCAAAAGGCAAGAAGTCTTTTTAGCCACAAGCCCGTTCATTATCCTTTTGGAGTGGCGAACGGGGGGGCAAGTCACTAGTGCGCGAAAGCGTATCGGTCCCCAAAGGATTGGTGACTTGTTGGGAGTCAGTAAACCCAACTGATAAGGGAATGAGAGAAACTCTGCTCGATGCTGTCCTGGCGTGATACCCAGGCGGAGGTAGACACGGCAACCCGCAGGAAGGGACCGATTCCAAACTCAGGCGGACAGAGGTTATTCACTAGCGTGAAGGACTACCCGTAAGACTGGCGTCGCTTGCACAAGACTTGCGACAAAGGGGCTGAGGAGCCCATGAACCCAACTCGTCCTTCATGGAGGGGGGTAAGGGGGGAGGTGCGCCAACCATAGGACTATTATGAAAACAGATAACGATAGAATGTGTGTGAAATGCGGAAATGTTCAACTGAAGTGGTTCGCGTGGACTCGGATGCACAAACGAATGTGTGTTCGGTGTGCGAACAGGGCCGACGCCAAGAAGGAGTCTGCAAAGACGAGACTCAAGCTCAGCCCGCAATTCACGAGTCGGAGCGATCTCAGAAGTAACGGACTTGGCGGCGTCTG